AGTCAACGCAAAGATTGTTGATGCCGGCATTGATCTGATCTTTGAAATTATCGCTCAGCAACGCCTCTATCTCATTTGTTACCTCGTTGATCTGATCGACCGATAAAGAATCGCCGCTGTGCGCTCGCAATGTGATCTCCACCTGAGACGTAAATGCTTTCGTCATCGCCTTTGTCATGCGCTCGCAAGATTGCATTTTGACGCTAATGTTAGGCAATTCGACAAATCCAAATTGCTCTGCATCGTAGCTTTCAATCTCTGTAATTTCAGCATTGAGAATGTCAACGATTCGTTCTTTAAGTAATTGTGTTTTCATGATAGTTCTTTAATCCTTTTGCGTAAAACCGTTACGCTTCTTTTATAGCCATCGGCAAGGGATGATGCGACATAGCCCTTGTTTGTGTTGTTTACGCTGTATGCGTAATCGACCTTGTTTGTCAGCGCAACGCTCGATGACAATCCTTGTTGGCGGTTAAATTTTGCCGTGCCGTTTGGCTCCTTAACGTGCCGACGAATCCACTTGCTAATTCCTTTGATTTTGCGCTGTTTGTTTTTTGAAGTCAGCAACAATGGCGAGCTGATATTTTCACCTGCCGCAATCCATCCTGCTTTTGCTTTTCCCGCTTTGGCTTGTTGCTGCTTGATGTAATAATTTACTTTACCAGAAATAAACCATTCTCGCTTTGGATTTATCTGTTTTGGCGCGTCAACATCTACTTGCCCGCTTTTATTTCTTAGCTTGGCGTGGACATCTTGGATCTCCCCTTCTATTCCGTTGCTGACTGCGTATTTTGCAGCTTTGTGAACTTGCTTTGCAATGGATTGCATAAACCTATCACCCGTTCCTTGATTTAGTCCCCATGGCTGAACCTTCCTTGCAAGCTCCTTTGCGCATGATTGAGCCAAGATAACAACGGTATCGCCAACTGCAACGCCAGCACGCTTAGCAAACTCGTTCATTTCCGCATCTAGCTTTCTACGCTGGGCGGGGCTGATGGTGATCTTGATCATCGAGTTTCGTTCGGGTCGCCGAGTGTAAAGGTGATTCCAATCGTGCCAACGTCAACGCCTGTGATTCGATAGACTACGCTGTTGATCGAAGCCCGTTTATTGAGCAATGCCATCGGGTTTGTAATATCGGCAGGTTGTGCAACGACCGTTCCGCGGATTTGTGGCTCTAATCCGCCATATTCTCCATCAACTGTTTTTGCCAATATGTTGACAACAACTGGAAAGGTTTGACTGTTGCATGTCATGTTTTCCGTCCCCATCGTTGAATCACTCTCGTCATTGTGAGAAAGCATGAAGTCGTCTAATTCGCTCATATACTAGCGCATGAAGTCAAAAGAAAACGCATCCACCGTTTCCAGTGAATGCGTTGAAATGTGAATCATAGTCAAAAAATGACCAATCACGAAAGCTTTTTATCGTTACGATGATTTGCCCAAAGCGGTAATCGTAACATTAGTTCCTGCTGATGCAGCTGTGATGACTAAATCAGAGGTCAACATGCTGCCAGTGATGCCGCTAGTATTCCAGATTTTGCAAGGCAGGGGGAAAACCTGCGTGCCGTTCGATGCCGATGCGCTGCCGCTTGTAACGTTGATTTCTAGCGCGTAAATCCGCGCCATAGACGGCAGTGTCAAGCCTTCAAAGTCTTTTCCGTCTCCGTCTAAGACTTGCACGCCACTGCTGGCAACTCCAGCAGTTGTGTCTGTGCTTGTTGATGCCGCTGTGATACCTAAACCGCCAGGTATCGCTATGTTAAGCGTTCCGTCATTGGCTAGGTAATTGCCGTTTGCATCTGCTTTTACTGTCAATAAAATAATGGCTCCTGAGCTTGCCACCGAGTATTTAGCGGCGATGGCGGTATTTGCGTTTAGCCCCGCAGCAAGTGCGCTTGCTACTAGTGTGGCGGTGTTAGCTGCTGTCGTTAAGGGGATTGTCACAGCTAGCGGCGATCCTGTTAATGTGGATCCCGTTACGGTAACAATGCAGTTACCGTTTGATGTTGCTCCAGCCGCAGCAACTACTGTGGCAGTTTCAACTTGTGCAACTCCTGCAACAAATGCCGCGCTTCCAGTGCAAACGCCTGTTTGAACGTCAAGCGTTGCCGTGGTGCTTGCTGTGGTAAGCCTTGCACTAATTGCATAGCCAATATCGGCAGTTGTGAACAATTCTTGCGTGGCAGTTACTCCAACCGTGAGGCTTCCTCTAGTCAGTGTTGAAACTGGAATTGCTGTAAAGCTTGTGCCGTTATATGTTTGAGCGGATGTGATAGCCATAAAGTGTTCTTTTGTAAGTTGCGGTTTGTTATTTAATAATCAATAAAAACCACCCCGCCATTTCTGACGGGATGGATGCTATGACTACCAACTGAAAAGATTAGTCAGCAAGCAAGCAGATATGCTCTGGCTTGAGAACTTTAGCACCCCAAAGAACACCGATTTCGTAGTGAACCATGCGGTAGCCAGGGTAAACAGCAAGCTCGAAGCTCAGTCCGCTGCGTGGGTCAGTAACAACTTCGCGCATCAAGGCGAGGTCATTGCCGCCAAGTGGAACTTCTGGCAAGCGAGTTGCGAGGATGATTGCGTTGCGGCTGAATGCTGCGTTAGCATCTTGAGCGGAAAGAACGGTCACAGCATCGTTGTTGGCAATTGCTTTGATAAGTCCAGGTGCTGCGATTGTGATGTCGCCGTCTCCGTCACCTGCGAATCCGCTGGTTACGGTGTAAGTGTTGCCGCCAATGGTCACAAGCGATCCAGTTGGGATCGTGCCAGTGCCTGTGTCAACGTGGATCGTGGTGCTGCCGACTGGGTAACCTGCTACAAGGTCAACAAGGTAGTTTGCACCTGTGGCAGTGGCAGTCAATCCGATTTGAGCAGACTCACGAACACCGAAGCCCATAAGGTTGCCAAGAACGCCTTGACGAAGCAAGCCGTTTTCTCCAGCGTCACCAACATTGGTGAGTTGAGTTAATCCGCGCATTGCAGCGGAAGCCGTGGTGTTAAGAACCATGTGACGGTCGCTAAGTGGTGCGCCGCGATCATCCAAGAACTTCTTGGCAAAAGCTGCATCTTTCAGCGTGGTGTTGAAAAGCGTGCTGTTGCTTGGAGTGATTGAACCCGATGCGCCAAGTGCGGCAGCGTCTGCGAGGTCGTTTTCGATCTCATTTACGGCAGCGCGAATGGCTTGAGCGATTTGATCCTGAGCAACTGACAAAGTGCCAGCACCTTGGTTGACGGCGTATTGCTCCTCAGCACTCCAAGAGAATGGGAAAGCGCGAGCTTTGGTGATTGTGATGTTTTCGTTGCCAACGGTTTGATCTGCGATTGCAGGAAAAGCCATTGCAGCGGTAATGTCCTTGCCTGCTGTGTTTGCAGCAGTTTTGAACGAACGAAGATTTTGACCAACGGCAACGCGATCAGCCGAAGCGTCACGGGTTACGGATGGGATGAATCCGACAAGCTCACGGGAAACTACATCGAGTGCAGAATAAGCGTCAGCTACTAAGTTAGTAAGTGTGTTTGACATGTGTTATGTTAGTTGATGATTTTGCCGCCAGTTTTGACGAAGTTCATGCGATCGGCAGGCGTGAGCGCGTTGAACTCTTGGAGAGTTTTGTTTTTTGAATTTATAGAACCGTCATCCACGTTCTCCAATGGAGGAACGCCAGCAGATGCGAGGATTTCAGCGGCTTTAGATGCTGCCGATGCTTTAACTACTTCGATCTCAGAAGCGAGAGCGTCACGCTCGGTTTGTGCTTTAATCAAAGCCTCGCTTGCGGCGTCATGCTCAGCGGTCAATGTTGAATAGCTGTTTTTGGCTTCGGTCAACTCGCTGATTGCGTTTGCAAGGTCGTTTTGAGCCTCTACCAGTTGCGCCGAAATTTCGGTGATCTGATTTTCAGCATCAGCAAGCGATGTTTCTAATCCGCTCACTTTTTCCACAAGTGCGGCGTCTGGTTTGAATTTGTCAAGAATGCTCATCGTTTTTGTTTTCGTGTCAAAAATTTCATCTGCGAATCCCATTTCGATTGCGTCTTTTGCCTTAATCCAAGTTTCAGCGAGCATCATTTTTCTGATGTCGTCTTTATCTTTACCCGTTCGCTCTGCGTAAATTGCCGCAATATCGTCGCTGATTTCGTCCAGCATGTCGGCAGTCTTGCGGAGTTGCTCAGCGTTTCCGTGCTGACCCGCGCTTGCATCGTGAATCATAATTCTGCCATTGCTTGCGATCTGAATGCGGTCTGCTGCCATGGCAATTACAGAAGCCATAGATGCTGCCATTGTGTTGATTTTTGCCGTTACCTTCACGCCTCGCGCCGATAGTTCGCGCATGGAGTTGTAAATGCGGTAGCCGTCAAATACGCTCCCACCTGCGCTGTGGATCTCGATTTCGAGAGTATCGACCGCGCCATCTGCTGATGCTGTGACTTCACCGAAGGAATAGCACGCATCGACTGCTGCCATTCCATAAACCTTGTCAATCTGCTCAATTACCTCGTCCACGCTTAATTTGTGGACGCTATCGTTCAGTTTGACCTTCGCTGCTTTGTTTTCAATCTCGATCATATTGTTTGCTTCTAGTTGTTTTTGTTTTGAGTTTGCCCACGATTGACCAGCATCGCCGCCCCACAATGCCCATGCGATTCTTCCTGCCGATGGGTAGCCTTGCTCGCCTTGTCGGAATCCTTCAGCCTTTTTATCAACTTCATGCCGTGCAAAGTAGGAAACCATGCGCCCGATCGTGTCGGGAGATAGAGTTGCTCGGTTGCTGATATCGCGAGCGCGTGCAACTCCGATCTCAGTGCCGCCGCGACCGTATTCACGCCGCCATTCAAGACCGCGCTTGGCTTCGGCTGCCATCTCCTCAGTTGGTTGCAGGTTGATTGCCATCTGGTTGCGCTGTTTCGTTAGGTGTTAGCATCGCCATTTCGCGATCTTCAATTTGCAATCCGTCTGGCAACGCGCTGTTTGCGTTTGCGACTTTGACCTTCTGCATGACAAGGTAGTTAATCCGCTCGTCGATGTGATCTTCGGGAGTTTTGCCAAGGTAGCCTAGAACGTCATTAGGGTTCAAAAATCCAGCTTTCCACATTTCGATCAGCTCTTTGCTGACTCGACCATCGTCAATGGTAATCTTTTTCGGGTAGCTGAATTTCCAGCGATACCATTGATCGTTTGCTGGCAAATCACCGCGCTTGATGAACTTGGCAACTGCATAGCCGACCATGCGCTTAGCTGCGTATTCCAGCAAGTCCTGACGATCTTCGACTGCACGTTGTGCGCGTCCGAGGTCAGCCCGTTCTGCTGTGCCTTGTCCTGTGGCGTGCCAAATCATCGAGTATGGCCAGTTCATGCCAGCCAACGTTTTGCGGTAGATTCGATTCTGGAATGACTCCCACATGTCACCTGGGCGATCATTCTTTATTGTTTCCAACTTTCCGCCTGACTTCGCCGCAAAGTAACGGATTTGCCCACCTTGGTATGACTCCTGAATGATGCCCTTTTCGCCGCAAGATGACGGCGAGCCATTCAGCACGTTCATCGGATCATCGGGATCGGGTAATCCTGTGTCGTTGTATTCGATAAGCCCGATACTGGAAAGCATTAGCTGCGCATGGCGTTCCCAATCATGAGATTGCAAAGCATCGCGAAGGTCGTTCAGCGCGTGCGTAGCGGCAGGCAATCCGCGCCCTTGTTCTTGGAAACTCGGATCGTAAAGATGGATACAATCGCGAGCCGATAGGTATTGAATCAGCTTCTGATCTTCATCGACATAGCAGAAGGCAACGGGTGCGCCTTTGCTGTAAATCACGCCGTCTGTCAGCGTCAATCCTCGGTAAGCTCCAGTTGTCAACTTGCCATCTCGGAAGTCTTGCGGGGTCGAAATTCTGTGACTCGGAATGTGCTGAATCCGCGGGTAGTCGTCATCGGTTTTTGTAAGCAAGATAAATGCTTCACCGTCTCGATCAATCGCGCAGGAAATTTGATACAAGCTAGTCTTGAAATCGTGCATCCCGCCTTTGACATCGCAAACGCCATACCATTCGTCGTTGATCTTTTCTTCCGCGAGCTTTTGCCATTCGGTGTCCTTGGCTTGCGATTGCGCTTGCCATGATCTACCGACCGAATACATCGCTTTTTGCTGGATGGCTCCAATCAAAACGCCTTCGTTGGTGTAAAGTCTGCGCGATGCCGAAACAAGTGTTTTACGATCCCACGAAGGAATCAGCGTGCCGATGTCGCGCATTTGCACTGGTTCCCATGGTCGCGCTGTCGTGTTGCGTTGCGCTCCTTTTGCGAATTTATATGGCTCTCCGAATTGATTGACGATCATAGTTGAAATCCTCCGATGGCTTTAGGTGATGGGCGAATGCCGCGCTTAATAAAAGCAATTGCGGTATTTATAACCGTGATCCTTGTTGTTTCTGGTAAAGAAACCAGCACAGAATAAGAGATGCCATTTTTCTGACTGTTTGTCAGAGTATTCCCGCCCCCTTTTGACAACATGCCAGTGAGTGCAGCGGTTCGCGCCGTGATAAGTGATTGCAAGATGCTTGGGTCGTCTTGTGCTGCGTCAAAATACGCTTTGATAAGACTAGCGGCGGAAGTGTCCATGCTTCTTGCCGTGTGTCAAAATTCACACCTCGATCTCTGTTTCTGGGCTGCCAATCAATCCGAGAATTGATGCTAAAACTACCTGCATCGCTTCGCAGTCAACGGCGTGGTTGTCATTGTGCCTCTTTTTCCATAACGCTGTTTTGCCTTCTCCGCGCCTAACCTCCGCGTCGATCTGCCGCAAGTATTCGCTTCCAGCATCATCAGGGATCTCCCATTTCACACCTTGCCCAGTTCTGAGCTGATGCAAAGTATCTTTGATTGCCAAGTTGGAGAAGAAGCAAACCATGGTCTTTGCGCCGTTCGACCCTTGGACAGTTTGAAAACGACTGTATGATTTTTGAATCATCTTTCCCGATTGCGTTCGGTGCGGGTAGTTGTCTCGCTGGTCGCCGCGCAATGCCAGCCACCCATATTGTGCGCACCGTTTGTAAACCTCATCTTTTTGATATCCGCAGTCGATGACGGTTTTTCGACTCTCAACTTTGTATTGCTCTTGTATCTGCTTCACCCGATCCCATGTGTCGATTTTGCCATACCAAAGCATCCGAGAATCTCCGTTGCTAGTCCATGATCTGACACATGCCCAGAAGTGGTCTTGTTGGCGGTCGATTGTCATAAACCTGACATGCTCATCTTCCCACGGCTCGCCATCTGCAAAATCATTCACAGAATAACCGCCGCCAGTCAGCTCTGGTCGCTCATCCTCTTTTTGATCGTTCCAAAAATCCGCCAATCGTTTCTGGATGAATGATTTCAGCAACTCCAGATTGCCTCGTTTAACCTCGCGCATGGCAATGATTCGCTCATAAACCAAACGAGATAAGGGAATCGTCCAGTTTTCCAACATGCAGAAGCGATACCCGTGCGATCCGTCCATGCCGCTTGTTGTTTGTTTGTAATATGCTCCAGTTGAGAGTGACCGCCTCAAAACTGGATCTTCGGTAATCACGAAATCGCATTCTTCATTCTCGCAAACCATGTGCGCCGTTTTGCTCGCCGCGATTGCATCATCGAACTCATCAAAGCGAACGTTTGACCATGAAAAAGTTTGCTCATGATCGCAATTCGGGCATTTGAAAAAGCGTTCCCGTTGATTGGTCTGCGTCCACTTGCCGTGCCAGTCGTCACCGATAACGCCGCCTTGTGAAACCAAGATGAATTGACGATTCCATCGGTCGTGCAATCGCGCCTCCGCTTGCCTGACAATGCCAGCTTTCCATTCGTGGATCTCATCGCCAATCACCCTGCGCATGGATCTAGCTTGGGTGCCTGACATGTTCGCGCCTGTGCTAAATAGCGTCATGTGGGAAAAAATCACCGCATCCTTCCGCGCTTTGTGCCGATGCTTTCCGCTTGGAATCAGGTATTTTGTTTCCGCTGTTTCTCTAAACGTGTGCATCAATCGCGTTTCAAACCATTCGGAAATCGTTTCGTTTGTTTGCCCAATGACAAGAGTAGGGCCAGGGTCTTCTGCCACAATGTAAGCCAATGCTGCTTCCATCATCGTTGTTTTTCCTGATCCAGTCGGAGCAAGCAAAATCATCTCGGTGCATTCTGGATCTGCCAAGCGATCAAGCGGTTCGTTCATCCATGGCGTTGCCGTTTTATCGTAGAGCGGTGATTTGCCCTCGTAGATTGCCACCCGATCGTGAGCGTAGTCGCTGGGAAGTAATCGCTGGGGTGGCCGGCACGCTTCGCGAAATGCGTCTAGCCCTTGGTCAATCTTTTCCGTGAGTGTCACCATAATTCTGATTTCTTGTCACTTATCGCATGGTTGTGTTGCGTGGTAGGGGTCGACAA